CCCGGTAGCAGTTGTTGTGAACGCAGGTTCAGGTGGTTCGGGTTCTATTTTTGTCCGCATGGACATCAGTAACTCACTGAATCATCTTCAAGATGTCTACCTGAACGGAGGAGGACCTAATGAATTTGACCTGCTTGTTTACGATGCAGGTCAAAGTCGTTGGGAAAATAGACCCGCATCTGCAGTGCAGGTGCTTGAATGGATGAGCATGTAATATGGCATTCCAGAATATCACCCCAACAAAACTCGGGCAAGTAGCTATTGGTGTTGGTGTCAGCACGCTATACACAGTTCCGGCTTCCACTCGCACATTTGTCAAAGATCTAGATATTGCCAACACAACGGCTGGTGCTCTAAACGTCCGCATCTTTCTTGTACCATCCGCCGGTGCCGCCGCGACAACTAACGCACTACTATATGACGTAGCAGTTGCCGCAAATAGCACATTGCAATGGTCTGGGACTCAAATTCTAAATGCTGGTGACATGGTCCAAGTACAGGCATCCGGCGTTGGGCTCACAATCACAGCAAGTGGCGCGGAGGCGATCTAATGTCAATCAACCAATACCCACCAACTTCCGGAGGGGCCGTTGATTCTGTGAATGGCCAAACCGGTGTTGTTGTTCTAGACGCGGCAGATGTTGGCGCCGAAGCGGCAGATCCAAACATTCTGAAAACTGCTGATATAGGTGTCTCAGTCCAAGGTTACGATGCCGACCTTGCAAACTGGGCCACGATTGCGCCAAGCACCAAGCAAGACACATTGGCCAGTGGCACGAACATCAAGACCATCAATGGAAGTTCAATACTTGGTTCTGGCAACTTGGTCGTGTCTGGATCAGGTTCACCAATGGTGACTGCGACAATTGACATTGGGGCAACGCCGGTGAATAATACATCGGTGACCGTGGTGGATGCAAGCATAAGTCCAACCAGTTACGTGCAGGTATTTGTTATGGGGGATTCGACCGTTGATAATGACACTGACGCACACTTGCATGCTGGGGCTTCTTGGAAACTGATTCCTGTTCCGGCCGCGGGAAGTTTCACCTTGTACATTGATGCTTTGATGGATCTGTGCTGGGGAACATTCAAAATTCGATACACCTACGCTTAAAGGAGCAAATTATGGGTTGGGCAAATAAACTACTTGGTTGGACCTCGAATAACGGCGCGGAGGTCAATTCTGAAGGCTCTCTTCAGATTGTCGATGTGTCACCAACCGGGAGCAACTATACTATCGCAGCTAAGACTGGCACAGTGGGCGCGGCTATTGCTGCAGGTGGCGCGATACTGGCCATGCGTCTTGATCCTGGTTCCACTAAGAAAGCATGGATCAATTTTGTTCGCCTCCGTTGGACAACAATAGCGGCGTTCACCACCCCTGTTACTCAGACACGCTCTCTGGTGCTCACACGTGGTTCTGGTGCGGCAGCTTCTGGAGGAACTTCTATTCCGGTAGCTACCAAGAAAGACAGCACATATTCAGCATCAGAGTTTGACTTAGCTCTTGGTGGAGACATGCGCATCTCTACTACAGGAGCACTGACCGTAACTGGTATCACGTGGGAAACAATCAATTTGGGTGAGGTAACACTCTCACACGTCGGTGCTGCTGGTGGTTATATCGAGGCAACATATGAGTTTGCTGCGCGTACCCATGAGATTGAACTGAACCCTGGTGAACTACTTGGCATCCGCGTTGGCCCGTCTGCGATGGATGCCGCAGGCACTTGGTCGCTTGGTGTTGAAGTTGCCTGGCGCGAATCTACCACCGAAGCATAAGGAGAACCAAAATGCCCGTCCTCGTTAAAACTCTCATTCAGTCAAAGCAGGCCGAAGGTGCTCAGACAACTCAATACACGGCCACCAACTGCAAAGCTGTGATTGACAAGTTTACTGCCACCAACACAAGTGCCGCCAATGTCACACTGAGCGTCAATCTTGTGGCTTCCGGTGGAGCAGCCGGTACCAGCAACCTTATTGTGGACTCTCGCGCAATAGCACCTGACGAGACATACACGTTCCCCGAACTTGTGGGCCAAGTGCTAGAATCTGGTGGGTTTATCTCCACAATTGCTAGTGCGGCCACGACTTTGACTATCCGGTCCAGCGGTCGTGAAATAACCTGATGGTTTACAAGGTGGCCAGATGCGTGTTAGTATCTGGCCACCTGTGGTGCTAGACACCATAGCAGCTGAGCCTAACGAGCAGCCAGCAGCTCATACCGCCCTGAAAAGGAGAGTTTGAATGCTGGCTGAAGCCAAATCCCACAGTGTTGTGGACCCTGCTAAAATCGAGCAGGTTGAATCACATCTTTTGGACCTGCCTCAAGTTGAGTGCCCAGTAGTCCACCACTTCGGCCCTGGTATCTATATCCGCGAAGTCACCCTGCCTGCCGGTACTCTTGCCATTGGTCACGCGCAGCGGTTCGATCACCTCAACATCATGCTGACTGGTGCAGTCGCTATGGTTGGCGATGACGGCCAAACCAAGGTGTTGCGAGCTCCTATGATCTTTGTGGGTAAACCTGGGCGCAAACTTGGCTACGTCCTTGAGACCTGCGTCTGGCAAAATGTCTACGCCACTGACGAGCGAGACATCGACAAGCTCGAAGAGACGTTCCTTGATAAGAGCGCCACGTGGCAAGCTCATGCAGAAGCTGCCAAGCAACTTGAAACATACCACCGCCGTGAGGACCGTGAGGACTTTGAACTCGTAGTTCGATTGTCTGGTTTCACACCTGCCGCTGTCCGCGCCCAGTCTGAGAATCCTCATGACCAGATTGCTATGCCGAGCGGCTTTGCGCCAAAGTTCACCGTGCGCGACTCGGCCATCGAGGGTAAGGGAGTTTTTCTGAGCGCTCCTGTTGAAGAAGGCGAGGTCATTGCCCCGGCCCGTATCGACGGTATGCGCACACCGGCTGGTCGCTATACCAACCACGCCAAGAACCCCAATGCCAAGTTTGTCAAAGACGAAAGCGGTGACATCTGGCTTGTGGCGACTAGGCGAATTGCTGGTTGCGCTGGCGGCAGCCAAGGTGAAGAGGTCACAGTTGACTACCGTCAAGCTCTCGCCCTCTCAGGCATCAATCTAATCGAAGGAGAATCCCAATGAGTGGAATCGCAACGGCCGTCGTGGCCGGATCAGTCATCACAGGTGTGATGGCCAGCAATGCCCAGTCAGATGCCGCTTCGGCAGCTGCAGGCGCACAGACAGCCTCGAGTGAGGCCTCAATTGCTGAACAGCGCCGCCAATTTGACGCCGTTCAGAAGTTGCTTGCGCCTTATGTTGGCGCAGGTGAGGGCGCTATCAAAGGTCAGCAAGGTCTTCTTGGTCTGGCTGGTCCTACTGCACAACGTGAGGCAATTGCTGGCATCGAGTCCTCGCCCCAATTCCAATCGATGATGCAGCAGGGTGAGAACGCCATTTTGCAAAACGCTTCGGCAACTGGAGGACTGCGCGGTGGAAATGTTCAGGCGACTCTGGCTCAGTTCCGTCCTCAGTTGCTAAGCCAGTTGATCGAATCCCAGTTCAGCAAACTTGGCACCATCTCAGGTCTTGGTCAGGCGTCGGCCGCCGGCCAGGCTGCTGCAGCCCAACAGACTGGGGCCAATATCGGCAACGCCTTGACACAACAGGGCCAGGCAGCCGCTGGCGCAGCTCTGGCGCAAGGTCAGGCTCAGGCTCAGATGTGGGGCAACATCGGCGGTACCATTGGCAATGTTGCCACGCTCAAAGCTCTGAAGGTGTTCTAATCATGGCACAACCATTCAACTACATGCTCAACGTGCCTGACCCTACCCAGTCGGTCATGGGCGGTGTTCAAAATGCGCTGAACATCTCCAACATGATGTCTCAGCGAAATCTGGCTGAGCAGAAAGCCCTTGACCTGCAGAAAGCTCGTGAGACACAGGCCCAGATGGAAGCCGACCTTGGTACGCTGTCCAAGAACCCGACACCGTCAGCACTTGCCAGCATGATGGTCAAGTACCCCAGCCTGAGTGAGAACTTCAAGCGCACCTACGATGTGCTCAGCACCGAGCAGAAAGGCTCGCGTCTAGATCAAGCCACGCAAGTCTACGCTGCGCTTCAATCTGGCAAGCCGGAGATTGCACAGCAGTTGCTGACCGAACAGGCTACTGCCTACCGCAACTCAGGTCAAGAGCGTGAGGCCAAGACGCTTGAAGATTTAGGCGTGTTGATCAAAACCAGTCCTGAGACGGCCAAGACCTCGACCGGTCTCTTTCTGGCTTCGGCTATGGGTCCTGACAAGTTCACCGAGACGTTCACCAAGCTTCAAGGCGAGCAGCGCGAGGCCGAGTTGCAGCCATCGAAGTTGACTGAGTCTCAGGCCAAAGCCCAGAAGGCCGCTGTTGAGGCCAAGTTTGCCGAGTCTGGCGCCGTGCTTGACCTGCAGAAGAAAGGCTGGGACATCACCAAGATCCAAGAGGACATCAAGATCGCTAGGCAGAATGCTTCGATCGCGGCCCTCAATGCTCAGATTGCCCGTGAGGGTAACCAGATCAAGCGCGAAGAGAACCAACTCAAGCTACAGGACATGGTTCAGAAGCGCGACGAGGCTGTGCGTGCCAAAGCGGCTGACCTCGAGTCTGCCCGCACAAATATGGACAACATGCTTAACACGGCCGACCGTATCTTGAAGACACCAATCGGCGTGATTGGTTCTGCCGCCGGTCCGGTGTCGTCTCGCATGCCCACACTCAGTCAGGACACAGCTGACTTCGAGGCTTTGGTGGAGACGCTTGGTTCTCAGTCGTTCATGGCCCAGATCCCGAACATCAAAGGCATGGGCGCGCTGTCCAACGCAGAAGGCGAAAAGCTTCAAGCTGCCTTGCAGAACTTCAGTTTGAAGCAGTCTCCGGAACGTCTACTTGAGAATGTGCGCGAAGCCCAACGCTTGGTCATGAAGGCACGCAAGAACATGACCGCGCGGGCTGGTCTGCCTGAAACCATCCCTGACACGCCTGCCGTGAGCACGTCTGGTGGTGACATCGACGCGCTTGTTAAGAAGTACACCCAAGGAGCCCGCTAATGGCAACACTCCAAGAACTTGAGTTAGCCTTGGTCAACGCCGACAAGGCGGGTGACCTTGACGCTGCTCGGCGCTTGGCTGCCGTGCTTGTGCAGGCTCGCCAAGACGTCAAGAACCAGATCCCAGACTCCATAGTACCTGGGACGACACCGGAGTACGTTGAACCATCTCTTGGCGAGAAGATTGTCGGAGCTGGTGAGGCCGCGTTGACGATCGGCACTGGCGCAGTTGGTGGCACGGCTGGTCTGATCGGTGGCACACTGAAGGGTTTGGCTGAGCAGATCCTGTCAGGGCAGTTTGGCAGTCAGGAGGCCGCCAACCTGGTCCAGAAGTCTGCCATGCAGGGAGCTCAGGCGCTGACCTACGCGCCTCGCACTCAGTCTGGCCAAGAGCAGGTGCAAGCTGTTGGTGAAGTGCTCCAGAACGTCCCTCCTGTCATCCCAGTTGTTGGTCCAATTGGAGCCGTAGCTGCAAGTACCAAGATGGTCGCTCCAGTAGTTGCCGCGACCGCAGGTCGCGTGGCCGCGCCTGTTGTCCAGGCCACCAAACGTGCCGGCCAGGCAGTGGCAAAAGTCGTTGAACCGATCATGCCAGGCGCTGCCAAGAAACCCACCCCAGGAACCCCTGG